CAGGCCGTATATCTGTAGACTGGGGATTCAGAAAACCATCTGTATTGATAATGGTGTATGATGAGGAAAGACAAGCAACAATCATTGTGCATGAAATCAACCCACAGGAATGTACTATTGATGAACTCGCAAGGATGATCTTATTGATAGCGTGGCCACGTTCATTGATGAATCAAGCACCTGGTCCTAGAATCTGGTTAGATTCAGGTGTGGCAGATAAAGCGGGTGCAGCTCGAAATGATCAGACAGGACGTTCTGCATTTAGAGCAATGAAGAAATTACCACATGAAGGTGGAATAGGTGTGCCCTTAAAGTTCACCACAGATCCTGTTATGACCAATGTGTTAAACGGCATCCAAAAAGTAAAGCGTGCATTTGCTCAAAAGAAATATCTTTGTACAAGTGAAGTGTGGATGCGTGGTGAAAGGGCAATAGGCAATTCATTCAGAAAGGCCATACTGTCTTATGGATGGAGTCCAACAAAAGATGAACCAAAGAAAGATGGGCGTGAGGATCCACTTGACGCATTAAGATATGATTGTCTGTTTCATTACTGGTCAGAGATGAGTATGCCAACAATCACGTCACGTCAATCCAAGGGCCGTGGCAATACTCGAATCAGAAGAGAAAGAAAGTTTAGAGGATTCTGATGATTGATAGAGAAACCATTGTTGAAAGAACAAGGCAGCTAAGAAAGAAGAACTTTACATTCAAGGAGATTGTGAATATCTGTGAGAGAGAAGGCCTTTTAGTCAAGACCACGCACTCAAAAAGAACAATCAGAGGTTGGTTTCTCAAGGCATATCCAAGTGAAAAAAGAAACAACACAGAAATTGAAAAGGTAAATCCAAAGCACAAGGACCTTGTTCAAGAGGTCTACATCAAGCACTTGACTGATATGGGATACACACCGCTTGAAGTCAAAGCAGAATTGAAGCGTCTAATTAAATAGGCGTCAAACCAAAGAAAAGAATCACTAGGTTGGTCTACTCTCTTTAAATAAATAGTTATATATAGTTAAAGAAATAAAAAATAATCTTGGTTTGACGCTTAAACACTCTATATCAAAAATTTAAATCATTGACAAGGTGAACTATATTTCACACAATATAGAAAAACATCCATCCATGATTGTGCACATATGATTGATGATAAAAGAGATGAACCCCACATGAAGGCATTGTTGCCACGATTCAGAACCCGTGGTATCACAGGCACTCAGTTGTCTGGTGGTAAGATCCTAGGTAAAGAACGCAACCCAAAACTGACAGGTTTAAATTGGATCAGAGAAGCAGAAGAGATGCTTCAAACTGATCCAGTGGTAAGACGTTCATGGCACATGTTAAGACAGACACTCTTAAGTGCAACATGGCGTTTTGTACCTGGTGTAGAGAATGATCCTGTTGCAGAAGAACTTGCACGATATTGTAATGAAGCATATGGGTTCGATGGGTATTCAGGTCAAATGTCCTCATGCTTTGAGGATCAACTTACTTATCTATGGGAGTTCGTTACACTTGGTTACAGATATGCAGAAGAGATCTACAAGGTAGGACCAGATTCACAAGGTAAAGTTCGAGTTTGGCTTGACTACTATGCAGACCGTGAACCAAGTGCACACAACAGATGGTTGTCTCAAGATGGTCAACACTTGGATGGAGTTCTCCAAAATGTGGTTGGTGTTACATACACACCTGAACCTATCCCTGCCAACAAACTCCTTTTATTGACACTCAATAGAACAGGGTCAAACTTCGAAGGCATTGGAATGTTACGGCCTGTTTGGTGGTGGTGGAGAACAAAGCAACGTGTTTCCAACTTGATGTGTGTAGGTCTTGAACGTTGGGCAATTCCAACACCCAAGGTCAAAGTTGACCGTTCACAAGCTGAACAACAGGGTTTAACTGATGCAGACTTGTCAGTGATGATTGATGATGCAGCAGACCAAGCACAAGCATTCTTAGCAACTGAACAATCATACTTGGTTGAATCACCTGTCATTCAGTTTGATGCGTATGCAATGACACCAAATCTTTATTCACAAGGTCCACTCGACATCATCAAAGAATGTGACAATCAAATCAGTCAAGCATTCTTAGCTCAATTTGCAAACCTTGGTATTTCAGATACGGGTTCAAGGTCAGTGGGTGAAGTGCATCTTTCTATGTTTAGACGTGCTGCAATTAATCTGTGTGATATTGTTGCAAGTCAAATCAGTGGACCTGATAGGCGGGGTGGTGGAACTGTTGGGCGTTTGATTCGTTGGAACTATGGATATATTGATCCATCCAAATTACCACGCTTAACACATACAGGTCTTGATACTGATGACTTGGCAGAATCACTTGGTGTTTTACCTGGTCTTGTTCAATCAGGATTGTTGACTCCTGATGATGACCTCGAACGTGCAATCCGTGAAAGACTTGGTGCAGGTGAGTTGCCTGAAATTGCTGAAAGATCACCACAAGAAAGATCAATTCAAAAAGGTAAGGGTGTAGCTGCACTTGCTGAAACCTTAATCAGAAGGAAAAAAACCAATGGTTAAGAAGATCAGAGTGAAGAAGAAACGCACACAAGCACAAACCCCTGCACCTAAAAAAGATCAAGTCACAGGATCAAAGAAGAATCCAAAGGGTTCTGCAAGTGGTTCAAGAGGTGGTATCAGAATCTCTGACCAAGCAATCAAGACACTTGAGAACTACAAAGACGAGCATAATGAAAAGTACAGTGCAAAGTCAAAGCAGATTGATATGGGTACACTCAAAGCAATCTTTAGACGTGGTGCGGGTGCTTTCTCTTCAAGTCATAGACCTCAAGTGTCTTCACGAACTCAATGGGCGTTGGCACGAGTCAAAGCCTTTTTGAAACTGGTTGGTACAGGTGAACGCAAGAAGTCATACACCACTGATTTGGATTTACTACCCAAGGGTCACCCACAACGCACTGACAAAGAAACTAAAAGTGAATTGCTAGCTATTCCTGATAAGTATTCACACATTGACTTTGTTCCCCCCAAGGGAGTTCAAGACGCTGCCAAACGTGCCCTTGAAGTTCGAGCAACTAAACCACCTTCACAACGGGGTGGTACAGAAGTTGGACTTGCTCGTGCAAGAGACTTATCCAACGGTAAACAACTTAGTCCTGATACTGTCAGAAGAATGTTGAATTATTTCACACGTCACGAAGTCGATAAACAAGGTTCAACCTGGTCTGATCAAGGCAAGGGGTGGCAAGCTTGGAATCTATGGGGTGGTGATGCAGGATATTCATATGCACGAAAAACGGTAAAACAAATGAACACAGCTGATTCAAAAGCAACGTCATTGACTGCATATGCAGAAGCATTGCAGTTGAACGAAATTAGAACGTATGAAGTGCCCAATGGTTTAACCATAGGCAGACCGTTCAAAACTCTCTCAATGGGTCAAGTCTCTTCACGCATGAATGGTGCACCCCTTGGTGATGCCATTGACCATGAACTGTTAAATGAAATGGTTCGTGTGTTTAACATGCGTAAAGAATCTGATCCTGTCATCATTGATTGGCAACATGCCACAAGTCCTTTCCAAGATGGTATTCAAGGACCTGATGCGGGCAATGCATTGGGTGTCATTGTAGACCTCGAACTTAAGGATGATGGTTTGTATGCAGTGCCTGCATATAATGAAAGAGGTCTTAAAGTAGTTAATGAAGCTGGTGGAATACTTTGGTCAAGTCCTGAGTATTTACACGGTGAAATATTCACGCGTGATGGCGGTGACAAAGTTGGTGATGCTCAACTCTTAGCAATCACATTGACTCCACGGCCCGCACAACAATCTGACAAAATAGACAGAGTCACACTAAAGGAGAATTTGAACATGTATTCAAAAGACCAGTTGGATGCGATGGATCATAAAGATCTTGTAGACTTTGCAACTCGTGAGCAAGATCTGAATCAACAAAAAGATGACATGATCAAGCAACTAGAGAAGCAAGTTAAAACCATGAATGAAGACAATGAATCTAAGATTGCACAAGACAATGAAGAATTGTCAGAGCATGACAAAGATGAAAAACTTGGTGAGCATTCAGACGATGAAAAGATGAATGAGCACTATGACAAAAAAGAAGAAGATGAAGACAAGGACAAGAAAATGAAAGAGCATCAAAAGATGAGTGAATCACTTGCAAGTCCTGCTTTGCTTTCTGAAATCCAAATGTTGAGAGAACAAGTTTCACAATTGCGTCAAGACAAGATCGAAGTTGAAAAGTCTTCCGCAGTGAAACAATTGCTAAGTGAAGGCAAGATCTCACCCAATGAGGAGAGCGTTGCTCGTGAAGCGTATGACATGAAACTTGAAGGGCGTGACTCTTTTTGGGCAATGTTCAGTGAACGTCAAAACAACAGCGTTGTACCAATGAATACCATTGGACATGGTGCAAGTGGTCAAGAGATCACCAAAGAAACAATCAATCTTAAGATTAAGAAATTAAGTGAAGATAAAGGACTTAGTTACAGTCAAGCACTGACTGAGTTCAGAACTTCAAATCCTTCTGAATATAACCAAGCGTATGGGGTTTAATCATGCAAACTCAAAATATTGTTGAATCATTTGTGGCAGCAGAAGCCATCACTGAATTTGCTCTAGTGTCAATTGATACCAATGGCAAAATCACCATTACTGATGCAGGCACTGAAATTGGATGTGTTGGCGTTGCACAACGTGCATGCAATGCTGGTGATACTGTTGAAGTCGTTATTCATGGAACAACACGAGTGATTGCAAGTGCAGCACTAGCATTTGGAACTACACCATTATTGACAGGTGCAGCCAATGGTCAAGTTGCAGCAGTTACTCAAGGAAAGTATCCTGTGTGTCGTGCACTTCCAAATATCAACCAAAAATCAACAGCGGCTCAAGGCGAACAATTTCTTGTTCTCTTCACAGGCCCTTCTGTAGTTAAAGCTTAAGGAGTTTAACCAATGGCATCATCATATAGCAATATCCATCCTGTTGATCAGATCTTAACTTCACTTGCAATTGAATCTGTTCCTTCTGATTCACAATTGATTGCTGATCAAATCTTTGAAAAAGTAAACATTCCTGAAAGAAGTGGAACACTCTTAATTGAGAACACACGCAACTTTATGGGATCACCTTCACTTGACCTCGAACGTGCACCTGGTGCATCTCGTACAATGATTGGTTCTTTTGATCGTACTAACTTAACTTATAAAGCTAAGATCTACAGTGCATCAGATTCAATTGCCATGGAAGATATCGAAGATTCTCAATACCCTGGTAGTGAAGAAGCACGAATCATCCGTAAAGTAGCTCGCACAATGAAACTTGCAAAAGAGAAACGAGCGGCAGATTTATTATTTGACAATACTGTATTCACTAAAACATCAACCGCTGCCAACATTCCAAGTGGTAAAGGTGTGAAGTTCAATGCAGCAGGTGCAGAACCTTTAAGTGATCTTCACTTAGTTAAAGACCAAGTGTTTGCAAACTCACACGGCATCAACCCTGATACGCTAGTATTAGGCCGTGAAGTATTCCGTGAACTTGCTCGCAACCCTGAAATGCGTGGGTACGTTGGTGATGCACAACAAGGCATTGCAAGTGGTAATCTTCTTCTTAATGATGAGACTATCATTCAAGTTCTTAAAAACGTTCTTGGAATTCCAAACGTTTATGTTGGTGCTGCACGCCGTGAAACAGCTGTTGCAGGTGCAACTTCTGCAGAAGGTTATATCTGGACAGGTGATTCCATCTTTATGGGAATTATGAAAGGTTCTGATGCCATCGTTTCTAAAACAGGTAATGTGAAGGCAATGCCTGTTGCAGCACTTGACTTTGAATACAAAGACATGATTGCAGGACAATACGATTCTCTTGATCTGATCCGCCGTTATGTATGGTCAGAGCAAGTCAACTTGTTCTCTAAGATTGATGATAACTTTGCATACTCAGTGACTGATTGTCTATAAGAGCTGATTAATGTTTTATTGCTTTGAAGAACACTCGCATGTGATGTTGGCTGAAAGTGTGGAT